GGAGGACATATGCCACCGTTAGGGATAGGATTCCCCCTATCATCAGTAGCCGGAGGAACATCACCCGGAGGTGGAGTTCCATCACCCGGAGGAACATCGCTCGGAGGAACATCGCTCGGAGGGGGAGTTCCATCACCCGTAGGACGATCACGGCGGTCAAAGTTAGGATCTAAAATACAATACTCTGGAATAGCAGAGCCACCGTAGACTCCTCCGCCTACTTTAATCATGCCCGGAGGGCATAGACCAGTTTCAGGGTCTGGCTTAATTAAAGTAGAATCAATCCCTATCTCAGGTGGGAAAGTATCTGGCACAATAGGCTCTTCGGTAACAGGGTTTCTCCCTGGTCCATGAGGCCATAGCTCATCACCTCTAGGTTCTGCTTGGTCAGAATCAATTAAATCTTGTAGCCGCTTTCTCTCTGCTGCATCTGCTGCATTGCCCGGAGGCCATAGCTCATCACCTCTAGGTAGCAGGGGGCCTACGCCAGTCCCTGAACGGTCGACTCTATAAACACCCTCCTCATCATAATATCCCGTGGGCAGGTGCCTACCTAGGAGGGGGAGGTCCGCTAAAGGGGTCGATTCCTTTGCCTTGGCAACAAAATCGATCGCTTCCAGCGCGGAATTTCTCAAGGTTTCAGGGTTAAGCGTAAGCCCCTTCAGCATTTCAAGAGCGTTCTCAAAGTGCTCCTGTATCATTGGGTCAGTGAAGTCCATCCCTGCTTTTTCCCACGCTGCTTTGAGTACCTCACGATCAACTTTGAGGTTAAGGGGGATGTTGGGTAGAGATATGTTTGGATTAGCAGGCATCAGGCAACCCCTGTAGAAACAGTTATTACCCTGTCTCGCAGTCTTTTAGCGCGTTCTGGAGTTTCTCTTACAACAATTTCTTCCATTTCAGCGTTGCCTATTGATTTATTTTCTGCTAAAGCAGCCTCTAGTTTACTACCCAGATTAGCATTTCGGTAGGTTTTTACACCATCCCCGGCATAAGGTCTAAACATTAGCCAACCTCCACGACAATAGAGCCATTAGTTATTACCTGCACAGACCCCACAGAAGCAGTGGCCAGCAGCGTATGAGCGGGATAAGAGATGGTCTTAAAGGAATCCTCAGAGAATACTTGTAGCTTTTGCAGGCTAGTATTCCAGATAACATCACCGTCCCTGAACTTAGACTCATCAATAACCGTTTGATTAAACTGAGGAGTATTATCAATATCAACAGCATTCAAGTTGAGCTCAAGCACCCTTACGGTACGGTTGAAGATGTCAGATGTTACATTTTCTTCTGTTGCTGTAGGCAACCGTGTTTGTAGTATTTTTGCCATTATCTTTTGCCATTAGGCTGCACATCCAGCCTTGTTTGCCCAAGCTTAAAGCCTACGCCTGCACCGCTGGACTGATACCTTAAAGCAGCCTGTCGCCCTCTGGCTCTCATATCTATCTTGGTGGTACTTCCTGTAAAAGAAGTAGTTTGTTCTGTCGCTAAAGAGTCTCCTGGGTAGTTTCTTATTTTTAAAACAGCATCTATAGCCTGGGTACTACCGCCAGAGCCATTAAAATCAATATCTGGAATCATTCGCCTAATGAACTGGAAGTCTTCCCCATTGCCTATGTCAAAATCTCCTGACTGAATATACACAGACTCCATCGGAGATCCATCATCATCATTGCCTACTTCATGGCTATACAAATAAGGTGTAGAAGAGTCCTTCCCGGCGGCAATAGGATTAATTGCTATACCTTCATCTAACCAGGTTGTTCTGGACATCTGCCCTATAGCCCAACTATCTTCCATATAGTTGTATGTAACATAACGATCAATGACTACAGCTGATGAAGAGCAATAGAACCAACCAACCTCATTAAACCTTTTGTTTATAAATCCAAAGAATTGATATGCCTGTGATTGATTAAAGTCATCGTAAACATAAGACTGAACTGTGCATTTTATATTTTTAACTGTCCCTGTGTACCCATAGAATCCCTTTCTATCCATCCAGAATATTCCGGCAGGTGTGTTAACAGCGCAGTTGGGACCAATTAAGGTAACACCTTCGTTGATTAGATTTAGGCCAAAGGTAAGAGGCGTTCCAATAAACTGCAAGCTATACAACGCTACGTCAGTCCATATTAAAGTTTCTTGTCTCGCCCTCAAGCCGCCAACTATTTCAGATCCAGCAGAGCACCTGAGAGATCCTGCAGTATTCGTTGATTTAGGCTCCCATTCAGCAGCATTCTCTTGATCAGAAAAAGCAATTAACAAAGGATCTACTGATCCGCTTCTAGCGCCATCAACAATAGGGTCTGCGCCAAGAACAAGAATGTGCCTGTCTACATCTGAAACAATCACTTGCAACCCTCTGGTCGGAGTTAGGTTAGCTCCAGAAAGGCTACTTAACAAAACGGCTCTAGTAGTTAATCCATTACTATTATCCCAATAGTAAATATTTCCAGCCCTGGGGTTTGCAATCAGGTCTTCTCCAAAGTTATCCATAGACCAAAGTCTAAGCTGGTTATTTGCACCTAAAGAAGATGTTGAGCCCCACGTTGAGTCACCCCAAGCGTCTACGCTCCAACCAGTGCCTGCAACAAATACGTCAAGACCCCCGGTGATTTCATATTTTCCTACCGTTGAACCTCCGCCATTACCAGTGTCGCTAGAGTTTGCGGTTACAGAGTTTCCGCTGGCATCAGTTGCTAATACTGTGTAAGCATTTACGCTAACAATAGAAGCTATCTGATAATTATGATTAAGAACGTCGGCAGTAATGAGGCCACCTAAACTAGCCGCTCCAGAAAAGGTAACAAAATCGTTTTCAGCAGCGCCATGAGAAGTATCGGTTACTGTAATAATATTCGACCCAACTCCCCCGTCAGCAAAAGTTACATCACCTGCTGCTGTAGTAGATCTGATAGGAGTAACGTCATTATAGTTTGCACCCTCTTGGATGTATAACTTAAACCTGGTGCCAAGCCCCAGCAGCTTTGTGCCTGCTAAATTAACCCAGTTGTGTAGTTTTCTTCCGGTCCCCTCGTAAGAGGCTAGATTATACTTCTGCCATCCTCCTATTTTTTCAGCATAGCCTTTATTAAACCTGACCAGATTGCCATCAAACCATCCGCCTTCAGCGGCATAGCTTGTGCTTTCCTTGTCTATACCCGGCTTAAAATCTACTGACTGTAATGGCATTTTATGTACCTGAGAGTGCTGCGACTCTTGTTCTTAATCTTTCAGCGCGTTCTGGTGTTTGACCCGCCCAGCGCGAATCCATCATCTCTTCTGAAGCTCTTTGCCATTGATAGTCCTCGATGGCTGTTTTGAAATTTTTAAACTTGCCTAAGCCACCCTGGCCTAATTGAAAGCACATGTTCGTTAAAACGTGCTGCATTTCTTGGGGGAGTTCCTCCCAGTTGCCGTAAATCTGCTCACATCCATTAATCGCAATCTGTACGTCTTCCTGGAACAGTTCGTAACACCGATCTTCCGATATACACTGATTATCAGCAACATCATCGCCCACCACGTAAACATATAAAGCGGCTTCCACATCAGTTCCCAGCACCTTATGGCCTATGCCTACTGTTTTGTGCCGTTCGCTGCATAGATAAGTATGCAGAACCTTGCCTTCGTCTGCAGATATTTCTTCGTAAACTTGTTTCACATCAACGGTCATTTACCACCGCCCCCTAGTCCATCCGCCCGACCTGACTCCGGCATAATAGATACCTGCCTGGAATCGCGAATAACCGCGAGAAATCAGCATCTCCCGAAACAATCGATCGCAAAGCTTTCTTGTCTCCCACTTACATGCGTAAAGGTGATCATGCACAACTGCTGGCTTCCTGCTGCGCCCTGTTTTTGAACATAAATTTCGCATCCCCCAGGGGATACTCGCCAGGTCTGTTTTTGTTCCTGCTGGGACTCGGATGAAGCTGCTACCCTCGTATGTGAAGTCATTGACGACTTCAAACATCCCCGGCTGATCGTCTAGGGTTCGGAGGACAAGATCAGTGAATACGCCTTTCATTCAGAATCCAGCGTTCTTTTAGCATTGATGCAAAACAGGTTCGCACCTACTATGGTCACACAGTAATCAATCTGTCCCGGTGCTCCTCTGGCGATTGTCTTTGGCTCCTCTGGTAGCGAAGAGCAACCAGCCAGCAGAAATGTTAGCAGTAGTGTTCTCATAAAAATATTGCCCTATTGCTAGGCTTCATTGTAGTGCGGCCTTTGACGCGCCTGACCGCGTAGGCTGGGGAAGGCAATGAATGGTGCCTGCGTCAATTAAATTTCAACATATATCCCTTAACTTTGCGAGCTTGTTAGAGGTATTTAGCTAGAAATACGGATGCTAAAATGAATGGGTACACCCCCCAAATAGACATTTCCATACGATCCATCCTCACTGAGCCACGCTCTAACCGTTCCTCAATAGCCTTGAATCGAAGCGCACACTCTTTCTCATGCACTCCAAGCTTGGTAACTTCATCAACCATGCTATTTAAAGGGCTTCTAGCTTTTGACACAGACGTTCAGCTCTATTTCCTACTCGTGTATGCCACCTACTATCCCTTGCTTCAGCACCTGCCTCAAGCCAATCATGCGCTCTTAGAGCTGCTAAGTGTTTAGTAAACTTACTGTATCGGGGCCTACCTAAGTTAAACATCATATTGACACAGACTTCCTGAACTTCATCAGGAAATTTAGACCATGTGGTTGCATCAAATAAAACCTCACATTCATTAATAGCTATTGCTAAATCACCTTGAAAGACTTCCCATATTCTTTCTCTAGAAACTTCTGTACCTAGAGGCATACCAT